ATTTCTCCCAGAGGAGGAAGTTCTTGACGGAAAAGTTCGCACTTTTTTCATACCTCCTGTAGAATTCGTATTACATCAGAAACGATTGTACGATGAACAGGATAGGCGTATGAAAGAGCAGTGCAACAATTTTCAAAATTTCTGGAGCCGGTATGGCTTCACGAAGCAATATAATGGAATAGATTTGTTGGCTCACGCCCACATAGACGATTTCGACTCACATGAAATGGGTGACATTTCAGGTTGGGATCGGTTGTTTCCGTTATTGAAGATTGTTTATCAAATCCGGCAAAAATATTCCATACACGACCTCAGGGATAGATACTATGCACATTATGTAGCATCAAATTTGGAAGAGCAAGTTATTTGCCTGCCCAATGGAGAACTCTACATAAAGAAACATGGAAATCCGTCTGGAAGTGGGAAAACGTCGACAGACAACACAATAGGACACATCATAATACGCTTCCATTTTTGGTTGCGGATGTGGCAAGTCCTAGGACTCGGGATCCCCACATACGAGGAAATTCTAAACGCAGTGTTAGATTCCTTATATGGCGACGATTATTTATCATCGATAAAAGAATGGTTGAGAAAATTACGAGATGCTCATTTTACGGCTGACGCCTATTATCAGTTCGTAGTTGATCACTATAATCTTTACAATTCGATGACGATTAAACGTAAAGCCTTTAAGGTATCACAAAACATTGAGGACATGGAGTTCCTCGGTAGCACATTCACTTATAATGAGCGAACACGTGCATATTGTGGAGAGCCCCGTTGGTCTAAATGTCTAACGACACTCTCAAAGGTTCTAGAAACACGCACGACAAATGCCATAATCTCGACACTGGTAGCTCTATATATAAATGGAGCAACTGGAACACCACGAGGTAATGAGTTTCAAGAACTTTGTAGGGAATATGCAACGTTTCTGATGAGTATATCTGATTTTCGGAATGACCCCCAAGTTTACTATTTATCCCAGATAGCAACCGGTTCGTTTGATACGGACCAGTTGTTGCACGGGTTTGAGTAAGTTTGATAATATAAAAGCAAAGTAGTGCCTTGCGAACTACACAAAAAACTTAAAAGCAATTTGCGGTTGGAGGTGGATTTAAAAATATGTTATCGAAAGCAGATTTCAACCAGAAACATCAAGCTAAGTTTGATAAGGCCGGCCTGTCCAAGGCTGAGCGATCAAAACGGTATAAACAATATCAATTAACTTTTGCAATGAAAACGCAGGGGGTAGTTGGCCGCTCTAAACAAGCAGCCGAACCTTTTCGCGAGAATCGTGTTTTAAACACCAGTTATTCAAATTTCTCACAATGCACTAAAGATTATGCAACAGCACTAATGGACCCATGGAATGTGGTACGTCCACCATGTGTTCCAGATACAATATGTCTCCCGTCATATAAGTTCGGCGTTCGCGCCAGAGGAACTTTTGTGGTGGGGTTGCAAGGCACAGGTTTTGTGTTTATTAATCCTTATGTATGTTACGGAGGAACAACAGCTGGGTTTCGAACAGACGCATCTTTTAATTCGCAAGATGTTGAGGGTGGTGGAATTACCGGTAATGATCCGTTCTTTAATGACTCACCCTTTGTGGCGGCCGATTTCGGCGCAGCACTAAACCAATCACGGTTAGTGGGCGCAGGACTCCGGGCCCGCTACACTGGAACAGAAATTAATCGCTCAGGACAAGCCGTGATCTTTAGATCACCAACAAATCGAGACTTTTTAGCACCAGGAAGCCAGTCAGTTACTAACCTACTCACTTATAAGGAAACTTCGACAGCCCCAGTAGATCGGGATTGGCATTACGCAGTTTGGCGCCCTACAACGGCGACGGATATCGCGTATGCTAACCCGGTGGACCTAGAGCCAAATTTTTGTCTACTTGTAGCAATATTTGGAGGTCAGCCAGGACAGTCATTTGAGTTCGATTATGTGAGTTGGTTTGAAATCGTTGGCAACAACCTACCAAATTTGACTCGATCACATTCTGATCCTATTGGAATGTCAGCTGTATCAATGGCAATGCCATTAGTTCAACCAACCCGAAACCCAAACACCACGCTGCGTTCATTTCTCAAGGAAATGGCAGTAGGTGTAAGTACGGCGATGAGCTTTATGCCACGATTGCCAGGTCAAGCTGGAATGTTGACTAATACTATATCAGACTTAGCAAACGTCGGATCCTATTTACTCTAGGATCCTACAAGATAGCCC